GTATCAATTTGATCTCTAAGCTGTTCGCCAGCTTTACAAAGCCAAGCGTTCAACCCAGTTTCCTATCTCTTCATCCCAAAACCAATTACCTTCGGGTTTTTCTGTTGGCGCTTGCCAATCAAAATTATTATCTAATGACCAAGATGGATATGGCTGTGGCGTAATAAATACATCTGCATCTACATCATATTTATAGCCAATACCTGCATATTGTTTTCTTATGCGATTATTATATGAAGTTCTTTTGCAAGTTTGGCCTCTAAAATTACCATACCAAGTTTCAGGATCTAAACCATCTATTAATTCAGTTTCATCTATACCTACTATAACTTCAGTAACGATATTGTTTTCATCTAAGAATGCGTAATGTGCCATTATGCCCAACTCACATTCCCAGTGCCAGCTGTAACTGTAGTTACTTTATTTGAACCACTAGTAATAGTTGACAATGTTAATCCACCACCAGGATTTGAAATTGTGTAACCACCTGGATATTTCAAAATTACAACACCTGAACCACCATTACCACCAGATTTATTACCTGTATTTGTAGTACCGCCTGAACCGCCACCACCGCCAGTGTTTGCAGTACCAGGAGATCCGTTACTTTCTAAACCACCATTACCACCACCGCCAGCGCCACCATTTCCAGCAGGACCACTACTTCTTGCACCACCGCCACCACCGCCAGCATAAGTAACAGAAGAACCTGTAATTGAATTGGCTGTACCTGCGCCACCATTGCCAGCCGCATAAGGCGCTGAACTATTACCACCGACTGCGCTAGCACCACCACCGCCACCACCACCATCTGTTCCTGTGCCACCATTATTACCTTGTGATGGTGAAGTATTTGGAGTATTTCCTAAACCAACTGCAGCTGAATCAGTTGAACCGCCACCCGATCCACCATTATTACCAGCTAAAGCGCCTACAGTGCCACCAGCACCACCACCAGTTGAAGTGTTTGTATTAAAAACAGAATTAGAACCATTAGAGCCTTTATTATTACCAGCTGCACCACCAGCACCACCACCACCTACAGTAACTGTGTAATTAGTTGCTGATGTTAAAGATTCAGCAGTAAAGTATCTATAACCACCAGCACCACCAGCACCAGCACCATTAAAATTTCCATTAGCTACACCTGATCCACCAGCACCACCTGCAACAACTAAATAATCAACTGATAAAGGTGGTAAAGCTCCAATTTGTGTAAGTTGAGCAGCAATTATATTTAACATTTAACCAATAGCTCCTACGATATACCAAGTATTTGCAGCTGTTTTAATACATGCCGCAGACTTATATTGTGCAAGGGTTGGCTGTGCAACTGTGCCACCACCACTTAAAACTGTTGTAGTGCCAGAGGTAACCGCTTTAATAGTTACTAAGTTTGCAGTTTGATTTAATACAGTGACAACAGTGCCTATTGGAAAATTATATGTAGCATCTGTTGGTATTAAAAATTCACCAGCCGAAGATTTGTTCATAGGTATTAATTGTTGGTACTCATCGCCACTTGCTATTGTATAATCTGCTGTTTTAGCAGTCTGTACTGTAAAGGCTGGTAGTCCATTCCACATAGCGGAAGTTACTACATCACCTGTATTACCTGGAAAAGTTGGCATAATTTACTCCTTAATAAGATAAGACGTTTTGGTCTAAAACGCCATAATTCACGTTGCCTATTATAAACCCATCTATGACAGGTTCTAGTGTTGTGAAGGTTGTTTTCCAGCTATTCGGTGTTATATTCATACGGACACCAAATATCTGTAAAGTTTTCTCTAAGGTCGATCCACCAGGCTGGGTAGTAAGCACTGTGATCGGATCAAAGAAATCTAGGTCTAAAGCTGCTACCACGCCTGTATTGTAATTAGGGGTGTATAGGTCTAAGACTATAGCATCGCATCGGATAGAGGTTTCAGCTCTACTGGCTACATAAGCCCTGGCGTAATCTAGAGCTACAGCATCTGTCTGCATTAATAGATTATTTAAAAAATAACTATGCAGAAAGTACTTATCTATGCTGGCTTGGTTTGTGGCTACTTGGCCAGTACCACCCACTCTAGTAATAGTTGCTTTATTAAATACTAATACATCGTTTAATATCCAAGTAGCATCAAAATAATCTATGCCTGATCCATTATCTGCAAAAAGTGTGGGTGTGCCAGCAATAGATGCGACAGTTACGGAACGATCTTGAAATACAAAATTATTATCGGCATCCACATAGATAGCCCCATACTCGGATTCTGTTGCAATTTGTAAAGCTTGTAAAGCTGTGCGGTTAGTGCCAGGATCTGCTTGTAATGTAGTAAGACCTGCATCTATATCACGCTGTGATGCTGGCCAGTCAATTTCATCTAGTATTTGATTTATGCGAGTACCAGACAAATCGCCAGCGGTAGCGCCAGTAACAGTGCTTATTTGTGCTAACTGGGCTAGTCTAAAAGCATCTACAGCTTGAATAGTAGTCATGGCCAAATCTGCTTCTGATTCATCTGGATAGGTTGTAACATAACTTGTAATAAATCCAGCAAATATAGGATAAGTAACATTATTGTAGGTAGCAGTAATCTGTACCTTCTTCATAGGTGTTAATAGATTGTAATATGGCCCTGATACATTTTGTGGGTTAAAATCACCATTTTGATCTACTATACGTAAAGTCATTGTGCCAGTTTGAAATTGATCGCTAAGAGCCGTACGGCCTCTATTAGTTTCAATTCTATTAATACGATCTGATACATCTACAATTACATCTGCAGAATCAGCCAATACGTTAGTACCTAACACACCCGAATCAATTAAAAAAGCCTGTGAAAATGATGGGCCAGTACTAAAGTTAATTACTGCATTTATTACAGGTACTGTCATACTAAAAATCCATTTGGTACTGTGCTATAACCTGATCTAGTAGCTACCTGTATACTTTCTGCTATAGCTTGGCTCATCCTGTCGCCACCTGCATCTATTTTTAGATTAAGTGTAGGTGCGGAAGTTTGTTGTATACCTGCTAGTAATTGTTGAAGTCCTGAAATGCTTGGTCTGGCCTGTTCTAATAATCCAGATATATTACCTCTTAAATCTTCAAACGTGCCTGGCTGTGTCGGTGCTATCAATTCTTGTAATCCTTTTACAGCTGGTGCGCCATAATTAAGAATAGTTCTAGTTTCCGATCTTAATGCCCCTAGAGTTAATGTTTGTAATTCATTTAATGTAGGTTTAATTTGATCTAACATGCCTCTAATCATGTTTCTAAATGCTTCGTCTAGCTTGTTTGCCGACTCTGCTAACTTCTTTAATGCCTCATACGCTTCTAATTCAGCCAATAGCTTCTTAGCCATAGCTTCATTGTTATCTAGGATGGCTAACTGTGCTTTTAGACGTACTTTAGTTTCATCGTCTGTGGCTACATTAAGCGCTTGTGTAATACCAATACGCTCTAGATCGAACTTCTTTTTAAGTTCTTCTACGTTCTTATTTTCTATAGCGTTCTTTTTAACAATAATGTCGTATTCTTTTTTGCGTGCGTTTTCTAATAATTTAGCAGTCATTAACTCTTTACTTAATTGCCTGGTACCGCCAAGCTGTGAACTGCCTTTGCCAAAATCTTTTGTTGCTAAACCTGCTGCGGCACTACCACCAACAATAGTAAATGCAGCTGCAACGGCTTTGGAGTTTCTACTTAATATCGCAAGGGCTAATAAACCTGCTTTGAAACTTGGATTATTTACTAAATCATTAAATCCACGAACTAATTTAGCCAGTTCTTTAATAGCAAACGCTATGTTATCGCCTAAGTTTTCAAAGTTATCTGCAAGGTTTTCTATAGATTTATCTTTACTAAGAATTACTAGAGCATCTACTATGCCTTCTCCAATAGCCTTTGTAGCTTCATCGGCACTCTTTTTAAGTATATCCATCTTGCCTGCATAAGTACCTAACCTGGCGGATGCTTGACCTGAGAATCTTCTTTCAAGCTCTTTCATGATCTTATTCATGTCGCCACTAGCAAGGATATTTTCGTCTATGCCTGTATTAAGTCCTCTTAATGCTTTAGTCTGACCTCTTACACCTGCTGATATTGCACCTACTACAGTTGCCAGGCTTTGTCCAGTACCAGCGCTTATATCTAAAGCGGCTTCTAAAGATCTTTGTGCTAAATCAACTGAGCCAGTAACGTTTAATAATGTTTGAAATGGGCCACGTAGATCTGTAAGTATTGCGTAAGTTTTTTCTAAATTCTTAATATAATCTTCTACTTCGGTAGCCCTAAATGCGTTGCCAGTATTTTCTAGTTGCAACTGTAATGACTTGGCCGCTGCCTGATCTTCGGCAAATGCTTTAACTGCCTTTTTACTAAACGCAACAATAGCGGTAGCACTAAAGGTAAAACCTAAGGTACGTGCTAAATTCTTTAACTGCTTGTCAAATACATTGACATCTTGCTTGGCTTTTTTAAGCGCCTTACCATTCCAGGTAGCGAGTGCGGATACGACTACATTGGCCACTATGCCACCTTCTTTAATTCTGTTGTATCGTTAAAATAATCAGCTGTAGCAGTAATGGCTTTAAGAATAGAATCATAAATCTTAGGGCTATCTTTAGCCCAAGCTCTATAGATCAAGCGACCTTTAGTTTTAGCCCCACCACTTCTAACGTCTTTAATCTTTGGTTGTGATGTAAGGGGTGGCATATCTGTAACGAATTGATAGCCAGCAAATGGGTTATTAGAATTATATGATGATGTAGATCTACTTCTACTTTTAGCGCTACCAGATTTCTTAAATGCTAATGTGCCACCACCAGGATTAATAGATGTAAATGGCGCTCTACCTTGTGGGTTTAATCGGCCTGCGGTTTCATAAATACGACCAGCTGCGTTAATGTTGTAGACATAATTTTCTACTTGAAAACCATTTTTGAATCTTCTATTTTGGCCTTCTTTGTAACCTATGCCACCACGCACGCTATCAGCATTGTATTTTGGGAATGGTCTGTAATCTATCTGTGAAGATACTGGCTTAGACCAGCCAGATAGTACTTCTGCATTACTGGGCACATACCCTTTAGCAGTAGCTTCTACCTGGCGCATTTGTGGATCTAATACTTTTTTAATTCTGTTATACATATCCTCATCAATAAAGCTAAGGCCTTTCATGACCTCTTTAACGCCTACGACCTCTGTTGGCATTTTTGATCTCCTTAGCTCTATCGGTTAATACTTGTACTATCGCCCGATACATCTCCGAGTCCATATAAATAAACTCGCTAGGCGGTATTCCAGTTTCTATAGAAAGTTGAGCGATATTATAGAAAACAGAATCCCGCTCTACTATTTTTTTTCTTCGTCTAATACCTCGACAGTTTCTAGGCTGTCTATAAACTCTGCATTAAATAAAGGTACTTGTGCACCAGATCTGCGTAAGCACTCCCAGGCAAGGTAAAATATGTGGGTTTGCTGTTCATGCTCACGCAACATCTTAGAAATTCCTGCACCATACTTCAACTCAAAAGCGTATTCGACACCTGGTGTTATCTTGTGTTCTGTGACTTCACCAGTAGCCCTAGTAATCTTTAGCTTTGCCATTGTTACTCCTTAATTAGAACGGTACCGATGGCGATACTGTTATTGCGGAGTTTAGCGTAAAGGTCACGCTGCTAGAGGCAATTTCTGAAACGCCACCAGTACCCAGTGGGGTAAGGTTGTTTACAAGAATTGAGAATTGGTAAGTAGGATTATCTGCTCCTACAGCTGTGCCCTTAACTGTAATAACTGATACAGCTAAAGTCTGACCAAATGCAGCATTAAGGGTCTGCATTACATCGGCAGATGCCCAGTCATTGAGAAAGTCGATGGTAAATGACCCAGATGACAAACCCTGGACAAAGCGGTGTGCCGTATCTGACATGGTTGTAATTTCTAGTTCATCTACGATTTGATTGATAACAGCGCTGGTAACAAGATCGCTAATATCGATGGATGGTGTAGTAGGCGCAGCGGCAGTAGCCAATTTAACGCCTACTTTGTTATTTAGATATATGGCCATTGTTATTCCTCTTCTTTCTTAGGTTGTACTTTTTCTTTTGGTGCTTCTTTTATTTGACCTATCTTTATCAGAAAGGCTAAATCATCTGCTTTGCTCATAATTAACTCCAGCTCGTTAGGATTGATACTGTTATTTCAGACACCAATAAATCGCCACTTTGAGCGCTTACGATTGCTGGAGCCGAAATGCTTGATATATTAAGTGTTAGGGCTGACGCTTCTAACTTTTTTACTACGGCTACTATGTAATCTTCCATACCAGCCAAATTACCCTGGTTATCTAACGCAGGTTTAGTGATTAAAATTCTAAAGTTTGCTAAAGGCAATACTGTTACATGATCGTTATTGCTCGGTACTATGTAAGGATCGCCAGGGGTGATCGCTACTGCATTGGCAAGTAATGTAGCTGGTGGAAATGCAAATACTGACCACACGCCAGCATTAGTAAGATCTGTGGCTAGTGTGCTACGTAATGTGGTAATCGCAGCTGGCATATTAACCTACCAGTGATGCTGGACTTGAATACGGCTGGATGAGACCACGCACTCGGTTAATCAGCTGATAACCCATTCGATAAGGGCTGGCACTGATCCCATCCATGCCTACCCCACCAGTCTGGCTCACTTGTCTTGCTTGCCAGATGTCCACTGCAATTATCATCGCAGCTTCTCGTATTGCAGGGGTGCTCGCATAAGATTGGGTCTTGTGTTCTGGGCCTCTTGCGTTGCCATAAGGTACTACTTTATGAAAATTTTG